TTATAGGTAATGGCGAAAGTAGAAAAGATTTGAATATAGATAAACTATCTGGTACAAAGTATGGTTGCAATGCCATATATAGAGATCACAAAGTAGATTATCTTTTTAGTAAAGATAAACCTATACAAAGAGAGATATTAGATAGTGAAGTCTGGCGAGATACAACTGTTATCATACAGACAAGATGGTATGACCAGAGTTATTATAGAGAGGGTTATTCTATGATGAAGTTATGGCAAGATGTAATTGGTACAAATGATTTTACAGATTGTGGTTCTGCTGTTTTAAATTTTGCAACAAGAAAAGCAAAGTCATATGGCGGTCAGATACACCTATATGGTTTTGATTTTGACAAGGCAGACGGACCTATAAACAACATATATAAAGGAACACCTAATTATTCAGACAGACCTAATCAACGCAAGGGTGTAACTTCAGAATTTTTAGAAGTGTTTGCTAGAAATCCAGAGATAGAATATGTCTATCATGGCAAAGAACTACCAACATTATTAGAGGCATACAATGTCAGATATTATAGTTGAAGTAACAGATTATCAATTAGTAAACTTCCTGTCAACACCTATTGGCATAGTAAGTACAGATTTTCGCTTGACAAAGGCAGAAAAAGATGTTATAATGAATACACAATATAACGAACCTAGAGGCGATACACAAGGCGTACTAGTATCAGAAAATCATACAATATTAGAATTACCAGGATTAGAGAGAGCAAAATCATTTATGGTAGATATGACAAAAGACTTTGTAGCAAGTGATCTAAAAATAAACAATGAATTTTATTTAACATCTAGTTGGTCAACAATCAATGAAAAGGGTAGTAAACATCATAATCATTCACACCCTAATACATTGTTGAGTGCTGTGTATTATGTACAAGCAGAGAGTGGTCAACTAATAATTAACTCACCTACAAATGGTATGTTTCCTAATTTTGATTTTAAGTTTGATGTAAAAGAGTGGAATGTATTTAATTCTAAATCATGGAAGATAGATGTAAAGACAGGTGATCTAGTAATCTTTCCAGGTTGGTTACATCATAACACAACACCAAATGAACACGAAGAACCTAGAGTTATATTAGGTGCAAATTTTTTTACGAGAGGCAAGTTTGGTAATTATGAAGATACGGATTTAATCAATGTCTAATTTATTTGTATTAGGTAATGGCGAAAGCAGAAAACATATACCAGTAGAAATGTTAAAGTATTCTGGTAAAGTATGGGGTTGTAATGCTATGTATAGAGAACATGAACTAGATGGTCTCATTGCAGTTGACCCTATGTTACAACATGAGATATACAGATCAGGTTATGCACATAAAAATCCTACTTACTTTAGAAGTTGGGACTGGATGCCTGCTGAACATTACGATATGATGAAAGAGGCACAATGCAGTAATCTCAAAGACCCAAACATAAGAGAGTGGAAGTTTAATAATGAAGGACACTATCTAAGTTTTGTGATACATGGTCAAAGTGCCGTACATCAAAACAGAATAACAGATAGATGGAAAGGTGATGGTTTTGAAAATGTATATATCACATGGTTATACGGACAAGATAAGATTACACAACTAAAAGATATTATGAATGATGTCTATGGTGGTGGTTGGGAAGGTGATGTCATAGGTCCTGAGGATCCAGGTTGGTGTTCAGGTGCAAGTGCCATCTATATCGCCTGTAAAGTAGAGAAACCTAAGACATGTTATCTACTAGGTATGGACATGTATAGTACAACAGATTATGTAAACAATCTATATAAGGGTACTGTGGGTTATGTGAGTGAAGACGAGAGCGCTTTGACACCTAATAATTGGGTTATTCAGAAAGCGAAGTGTATGATGAGACATCCAGATGTAGAGTTTATCAAGGTAAACCCTATGGAAACTAACAAAATTTCAACAGCGATTCCAGAGTGGGAAAGCGTGCCAAATATTTCATACATTAATATGAAAGAATTTGAAAAAAAGTTTAACTTAGAGCTTGACTTTTAGCAAGTTTTATGTTATAATAAGAGTATCTTATAAAGGTAGTATAGTTGCAACTATATTACTGATACTGGCTGAACAACAATTAAGAGGTTGTAAGGCACACTTTAAGAGGGTTATGGGCGAATGCCTGAAGACACTTAGGGTGGTTGTAAGTAGGGACTAATCTCAAAATCAGATTGGACTCTTCCCGGAAGCTTGAGGGTAAACCAATAAATCCCTCGTATCATAAGATAACTTGTATAAATAATAATGTCGATAATACAGACAATACGAATACAACGAATACGAAAGGTAAATATATGTCATTCGCAAATTTAAAAAGAAGTCGAGGCAACTTCGACAAACTAACCAAAGAGTTGGAAAAAGTTGCAACACCTACCACTAATCAACAATCATCAGGAGACGACAGGTTCTGGAAACCAGAACTAGATAAAACTGGTAATGGTTTTGCCGTTATTAGATTTTTACCTGCCGTTGAAGGTGAAGACTTACCTTGGGCAAGAGTATGGTCACATGCTTTTCAAGGACCAGGTGGTTGGTATATTGAAAACTCTTTAACAACACTAGGTCAGAAAGATCCAGTTAGTGAAGAAAACACTAAACTCTGGAACTCTGGCAGTGAAGCTGATAAAGAGATTGCTCGTAAGAGAAAAAGAAAATTATCATACTTCACTAATATATTAGTTGTATCAGACCCTAAACATCCTGAGAATGAGGGTAAAGTGTTCTTATACAAGTTTGGTAAAAAAATCTTTGACAAGATTACAGAAGCAATGAAACCTGAATTTGAAGACGAGAAGGCAATCAACCCATTTGACTTTTGGGAAGGTGCTAACTTTAAACTAAAAATTAGAAAGGTTGATGGTTATTGGAACTATGACAAATCTGAGTTTGAAACTATCTCTAAAATAAAAGAGACAGATGAAGACATTGAAGCGATTTGGAAAATGCAAAAACCTTTAAAAGAATTTTCTGCTACTACTAACTTTAAATCTTATGATGAGTTAAAAGCGAAGTTTGAAAAAACTGTTTATGGTAGTGGAAAATCTGAGACTGCTGAGCAAGTAGATATCCCACCTGTTGCAGAAGCAGTTGAGGAAGTAAGTGAAGACCTAAAGAATGATGTATCAATCTCTACCACTTCCCCTAGTGAAGAAGATGATACTATGAACTACTTTAGCAAATTAGTCAACGACTAATCTCTCCTAATAGTACACTTACGGCAATGGGCGGACTTAGTTCCGCCCATTTGCATATATAGAGTATGATTAATCAGTTTATAGAACATCAACTATTTCCTACTGTAGTATATCAAAATGACATACCTGTCAATCAGAATGATTTAGAGACTATAAAGAGTTTAGAATATCAGCGTATGCCATCTAAAAATGGCAACTTCACAAAACTTAAAGATGTCTTATCTGTACTACCAGAGACAAGAAAAGCAATAGAAGATCACATACAATACTATACAGAAAAGGTATTGTCAATCATGCCACGATATAGTTTTCCTATAACGAATAGTTGGGTAAACGAACACGAAGAAAAAGACAAAGCACAACAACACTTTCATGCTAATGCATTAATAAGTGGCGTTTACTATCTACATGCGCCAGAGGGTAGTGGCGATATTATATTTCATAGACCTACTAATCACAATAATTTTTTAAGTCAGACATTTAACTTTGACACAATCTTTACAAATGAAAGAAACACAGCAGAATATGTCATAAACATAAAAGAGGGAATGTTATTATTATTTCCTTCTCAGGTACATCATTCTACACAAATAAATAAAAGTAGTAACAAAAGATACTCACTAGCATTTAACACTTGGGTAAAAGGAGATTTTGGTACAGACATAGATAAATTAATATTATAATGGACTTATTCTTAGACATACTTACACAATTTGGTTTGCCTGTTGCAGCTGCTGTAACAATGGGTGTGTTCATATACATCATTTTGAAATACATCTTAAAAGGCGTAGTAGAACAAGTAGGCACGATTACAATGTTAATCACAGCATTAGACAATAGAATTAAAACAATGAATAACGATATGATAAAACTTGATATTGAGATATCAAATGCATTACACTTAACACCTGATAGTGATAGAATTGCCAGAGCAGATGGCAAGACAGACGCAAGGAAAGATTAATGGTTGAGATTGAAGTTACAAGTCCTATTATAGACATGTTAAACAGATACGGTTTTGCTACAGTAGCTGCGGTAGCAATGGGTTGGTTTATCTATTTCATATACAATTATGTTACAGGTCAGATCATAGAGAAATTAGATAAAGCACAATTGACGGTCATCATGCTAATTGATAGAATTAGAATGTTAGACAATGACCTTATTAGACTAAGGTCAAAATTAAAAACAGTATTAGAAATGAGAGAAAATGAGCAAAAAGATAACAGACGTAGAAAACCAGATAGAATACCTGAAAGCGATTAAAACAGGTGGTATCGCCCTTGCAGTAATCATAGTTGTTGTACTATGGGTTATGTTCATGTATTCTTTTTTTAGTTGGCAAATAGACTGGTTATTATAAATAGTAGCATGAAAGCACTAAGAACATTAGTGCTAGGTCTATTTGTTATGTCTTTGGCGACACCTGGCATTACTAGCGAACTCACACATGAATTTTCAAACCCTTCCTTTTCAGGTAACGGGTACAGCACCCATGTATTATCATTAGAACAATTAAGATACAGCAGAGAAAATAAAGTGAAAGATGACGCCAAGTCAGCCGCTTCTGCCGCTAAACGTGAAGAAGAAAATACTACAATCAATAAATTTGTTAAGAATGTTGAAAGTAGAATTTATGCTAATTTGTCTAAACAGTTAGTTGATAACATGTTTGGTACAGAATGTACAGGAGAATGTCCTACAAGCGGTACTGCTGAAGTTGAAGGTTCAACCATCTATTGGGTCAAAGACACTACTACAGAAATAATTACTTTGACTATTACACAACCAGATGGTACAACAACAACTATGTCTGTGCCTGTAGGCGATTTCCAGTTTTAGGAGTTAAATGACATTTATAGAATTATTAAAAGTGTTGGGTGTGGTTTGTCTTTTGTCTGGTTGTGCCAGTACAAAGTCAGGTAGTATCTATTATGGTGAAGAACCATATGTAGAAGCAACAACAACTTTACAAAAGTTAAAGGCAATACCTGAATTAGATCAACCACAAATTACAATTGCAGTTTATAATTTTCCTGATAAAACAGGACAAAGAAAACCTAACCCTAAGTTTTCTCAATTATCAACAGCAGTAACACAAGGTGCTGAAGTATGGGTTATTCAGGCACTAAAAGAAGTTTCAGAAGCAGGTCCTTGGTTTAGAGTTGTTGAAAGAGAGGGTCTGGATTCACTTGTAAAAGAAAGACAATTAATTAGGAGTACAAGGGAACTATATGATGGAGAAAGTGATACAAAGAATGTATTAAAACCTCTAGTATTTGCAGGACTTATAGTAGAGGGTGGTATTGTAGGATATGATAGTAATGTAACAAGTGGTGGTGAGGGTGCCAGATATTTTGGCATTGGCGTCAAAGAACAATATCGTACAGACCAAGTAACAGTTTCATTAAGGTTGGTGTCAGTACAAACAGGAGAAATATTACTATCTGTTTCTGCCACAAAGACCATAGCAAGTTTTAGTAAGGGTGGTGATGTATTCAGGTTCCTTGACATGAGTACAAAAGCACTTGAACTAGAAACTGGTGTCGCTACAAACGAACCAGTCAACTACGCCATAAGAACTACAATAGAACACGCTGTATATTTGATGATACATGAGGGTGTTGAGTACAACTTATGGAAATTTAAAGAGGAGAAAAATGATGGCATACACAGGTAAACACTTAATAAAGTTTATCATGTTATTTTTGTTATTTGCAATACCGGTAAAAGCGAATGACATATATGTAACGCAAAGTGGTGCTACGCTTGACCTCGACATTACCCAAGACGGACAAAACAATACTGTTGGTAACTCAACTACTGCTTCTACGGTCTCAGGCGCAACGACCACAATAGACATAGATCAAGTTGGTAATAGTAACGTTTTAAAGTTTGATGTAAACGGTGCAACGTTCACAGGAACATTTAGTACAACTGGTAAATCAAACGATATAGATTTCA